GTGGGTGCGTACAACGGTGAGGTTGGGTCGTGGTTCGGGTGGTTGTTTGGCTTGTTTACGAGCTTTGAGGGCGTCATCGATGTTCACACGCTCACCAGGTCAAGGGTTAGTGGCCGGTCCCACGCGTAGTAGTTGTTGGTGATGCGTGAGGGTGGTGCGACGACGTAGCCACCGTGTCCGCGTAGGTCCACACCTGGCCAAATCTCGGTGCCGATGCCTCGGGGTTCTTCGTCTTGTCCGAGTGTGGGGATGTAGAAGTGGAGTCCGCGTGGGGTGACGACTTTGCCAATGATGCCGTCAATGTCGAAGGCGGGGTCAATGAGCCAGGAGTAGTAACCCTTGGCACCGTCAATGTCGATGACGTCGAATCCGTTGATGGGGCCGGTGGCGATACCAATGTTTGCTGTGGGTGTTGTGGTCCACCAGGACAGGATTTGTTTTTCGTTGGTGGTGGCGGCGTGGAATCCGTTACTGGTCATGGGTGTTTTGGTGTTCGGGGTGAGGGGGAAGATGCTGATGCCTTGTTCCCCGTACCAAAGGGCTGCACGTTTGAGTGCGTTTTTGTTGGTGAGTGAGAAGTCTTCGCGCGCGTGGTCACGGTTCATGGCGTCGAGGATTGCTTGACCTGTGGCCGCGTTGTCGGCGTTGTTGTAGAAGTGTTCCCAGTCAACACTTTGATCAGTGGGCCTGGCATCGAACGCGTTAATAATGTTTTGTGTGGCCTGGATGGCTTGTTCAAGGTTGTCCATGTTTGGTCCTTTGTTGATCAACTGACACCGGCCCTTCAGCTTCCCCACTTCGGGGCCGGTGCTATTCAGTTGTTATCTGGAAGGTGCCCACCCCTAATTCGGGGGTGGCTTAGGGGTGGGCCTTTGTGTGGACTAGCGCAGCCAACACAAACTTGGGGTTAGAACGGGGCTTTCGCTCCGGTGTCGTGCTTGATGGTGAAAATCTTTTTCGTGCCGAGGGCGGCTTTTTCGTCACCTGTGTAGGTGATGGTGAGGTCGTCACCCACGCTTGGTCGTAGTGCGGTGATTTGTGCACGCAGGTTGGCTTGGCCACAGGTGACGGTGCGTAGTCCGTCTTTGGTGTCCAGGTCGATGACGATGCATTCGTTTTGGTTGTAGTCGGTGCCTACGCGTACAGCTGTGATGGTGCCGGTGACGGTTACACCTTTGGTGTCAAATTTGATGAAGGTGCCGCCGGATGAGAATTGGTCCCAATCGATGTCGCTCATTTGCTGATCCTTTCGCTGATGTTTGCTGTTGTTGTTGTGTGAACCTGCTCGCAGTGTTTGCAACGTGCAGGTGGTTCGCAGTGGTGTACTGCGTGGTATGCGTCCGCTCCTGGTAGAAGGCGGTGTCGTTCAACCCAGTACCCATCACCGGCGTGCTCAAAGAACGGTGGTGTGAAAGTGGGTCCGTTGACAGGTTCAACATCAACCTGGTATCGGATCACTGGGCGAGTTGGTGGGTGGGCTTCCTCGGTGACAATGAACACTGCTGTTTGGCAGCGTTTGCATGTTTTGATTTCGTCGGTGCCTTTGACACCCCACGCACTCATTCGGCACTGGCCGTGTAGTAGTCCTCGATGAACGTGGCAATGCGTTCAATGGTTTCGTGGGTGGCGATCATCGTTGGATTGCGACGCGTTTCGAAGCACGCTGGGTCAGTTCCCTGGCATTCGCAGGTGAAGGCGAATGGTGTGAAGCGTGCGCGGATCATGTCCGCGAGGTCGTTGCTCATGCTGCGCTCCGTTCCTTGTAAGCATCAAGAACTAAGTCAGCAATGTGCGCGACATACACAACCAAATTGTGTTTGACGTGATCTTGCTCCAAGGTATTTATGTCGCCAAACTCAAAACGCACCAGCTGATCTGCAGACACGTATGCAGTAAATTCGTAACCAGTTTCAAGTTCAGTGCAAAAAATCACGGCATCGTCTGCAGACAACTCAAAAACCTCAAGTGCAATTTTTGGAATCCAACCGACGTTGCTCATGCCTTCAGCAACGCTTTGCGTTCAGCTGCTGCTGCGGTGAGTTCGTTGGTCCATTCCCCCACGTGTAACTGGTACACACCTTCAAGGGTTTCAATGGTGTCTGAGGCGTTGATCTGATCGAGGATGGTGTTGGAACCAGTGGCGGCCTTGGCTGGTTCGGGGACGATGGTGCGTGGCACGTAAGGCTTACTGATGCCTTTACGTGTGCGCCACTCGCGGACTTCCTTGGCCAGTTGTACTGCCTCCCAACCAGCGACGAGGTCAACTTCTACGAGTTCGCATTTGCCACTGCCCGCGGGTAGGTGCGCGATGATGCCCACGGTTTTGTCCGCGTTGTGTGGTGTGCGCTCAAAGGTGTCCACGTTGTAGATCGATGAGTGCGCATAGACAGCGAGTTGCATGGCGATCTTGCCGATACCAAAGTCAAGGCTGCCGGTCTTCAGGTCAAAGATGACGCGCTGACCTGTGGGCAAAGTGCTGATCCGGTCTGGTGTGCCCGCGATTTTGTGTGAGTCCAGGACGGTGAGTTGTTCAATCCAGGTGTGCATGATGTCTTTGGTTGCGTCCAGGTACGCCTCAATGTCTGCTCGATGATCAGCGGGGATGGAATCAACGCTGGCCCCTGCGTCCACGAGTTCAGTCATGCCGTGGATAGCGGTGCCAAGGTTGGCCGCACCTGAGCTGTTAGAAGCCTCTAGTGCGTCCTTGACGATGCGGTTCATTTCAGTTTTGTCATCACCCTTGGAGTGCACCAGGGCGAGGAGGTCTGAGCGTGAGGCGAGGCCGAGGGCAACCTGGCGGCACTTCCATTGTTCAAGGTTGTAGGTGTCCTCGAGCGCGGAAACGTAGGTGGTGGTGCGGGTGTAACCAATGGGCTTGCCACCACCAAGTGGGGTGATCAGTGGGCGACCGTAGTGGTCGCGCGCGATGTCGCTCATTCGTATTGCCTTCCGTTGTTGTTGTCGTTGTTGATGAAGTACCAGGCTTCTTTCGCCATTGGCATGAAATGCCACACTGGTGATTCCGGTGCTATGCGGTTGCGTAGGTACACGGCGAGCAGCTCAACTTTCCAACCGTCTTGGTGTGTGGCGTTGTAGTTTTCGGTGTCGGGCCATTGCGCGTTCATGCGCTGATTCGTTGTTCACGGCGGGTCATTGTTTGTGGCCATGGCACATTGAGTCCGGCGCGGATGATGGCTCGTTCAACACTGGCGAGTTTGATTTTCATTGCTTGCGCGACGTGCTCAGGTCCCAGGCCACCTTCAAACAAGAACATGGCTTCTTCACCGGCTCGTGGCATGTGTGCTCGGGGTTTGCGTTTACCTGTCGCACGTGCGATGGGCACTGTTCCACCGCGGACGGTGTGGAAGTCACGTTCACGAACAGCCTCAGTGAGGCACTGGTTGGTCACTGGGCACCCAGCGCAGATCGCTCGAGCGGTGATTGTTTCCCGCATTTGCTGGTGCTCGGTGTGTGTTTTTGGTACGAACGCGTCGGGGTCTTGGTAGCCGGCGCACGCTGCGCTGTTTTGCCACGACATCAGCGGTTCGCTTTCTTGCGGGCCTGCTCATCTTGCAACGCACTGACGTAGCCCACGACGTAACACATTCCACAGGATGCGAACAACATGGCAACGATGGAGACAGCCTCAAAGTTGCTCATGCGATGTCACCACCGAACAGTTCACCCAGGACGCGTGCATTGTTTTCCAACAGCTTGTTCATCACGTCGGTGTACTCATCGTCGGGACCGTCGAACAGGGCGTGACGTAACGTGATTTCGTCGGAGTCGGTGATCGCACTCGAGAGGGCTTTGCGCAACTCGATGGCTTGCAGCAGTGGTAGGTGGATGCGCAGTGATCCGATGGTGACGGTGATGGGTGAGAAGTGGTCTTCGCATGCGGTGACCGTGACGCTGGTGAGGTCCCCGACTGTTGTTGTGAGTATCATGTGTGTTGCTCCTTCCAAGGTGTTTTGGTTGGGGTTGGCCCCGACTTGTGTGATCAGGTCGGGGTCTTTTTATGCGGTGCGGGATAATTGCCTGGAGTTGATGAACCGCTCCAGTTCGCTTTCCCTGATGCGACAGTTCGTGCGTTGACTCCCCTGCCCCAGGTTGATCACTTGAAGGTGGCCTGAGGCGATGAGCTGGTACACCGTGGAGCGGTGAACGCTGAGGCGTTCAGCTACTTCACGGATGGATAAAAGTTGGGTCCCTGCGTGCATGAAGCAAAAGGTAGTACGAAGGTGTGACACTTGTCCAGAAGATGCTTACCTTTGTGCCTGAGTCTGGGCGTGTCGTCGCAGGTCGGCACAGGTCGGATGTCCGAAAAGTCCCATTGAGGTAATGGTTAGGTAATTGGTTGCCGAAGCCTCTTGTAATGCCCCTGATTGGTGGCATTAAAGTGATTACACGGGGATTGGGGTGGCAGATGGACACAGGCCGTGAACGGTTGGGCGAGTACATACTTGCCCGCAGGCAGGCACTGGATTTCAGCCGAGAACAACTAGCGGCTTTAGCCGGCCTGTCCGTGTCCAGGATCAGCCAGATCGAGCGTGGCCGGTCCAGTGATAAACCACCCAACAGGGCCGAAGGTTGGGACAACCTGGAGCGGGCCTTGGGGTGGATGCGTGGCTCGTGCCGCATGATCTTCAATGGTGGTGAACCAGTGCTGCAGGACCCCCTGAATGTGGGGACCTTTTACAGCTCTGAGGACGGTTTGTCTCAAGCCATTGTCGCTGGGCCCATGGAGGGCAGGCAGGCCCTGGCCATGGAATTGATGCGTCAGGCTGAGGAATTGTTGAAGGAAGCAAGGCGTCTCAATAGCCCCCCCCCCCCCTGAAATTGGTTCCTAAAGATGGGGACAAAATCACCGAATAGGTGGCGGACGTCACACCCCAAAGATAGGTTAGGCAAGACTCAACCAGGTGGGGGTAGATAGATGAAAATCGTTTTGCAGGTATCGCTGAGTGGGGGTGCAGGTGTGAGCGTTCGACGTAGCGACGACGTGGTGTTGTTCCTGGTTGGTCTTGATACCCCCACCCCAATGGCGGTGAACATGGTGCGCAACCTCACCGACGTCGATGAGCACCCTGAGGTGTGGGCGGCGTGTGAGCATTGGCGCGCGAACTATCCCACCATCGCTGACATTGCAGCTTCACAGGACGCGTCAATGGGTGAACCTTGGATGGGTGTGGGTTAAATGTATTTACGCCAATTACCTTCGGGTAAATGGCAGGCCACCGTCCGGCTCCCTGACGGTAAGAAAACCACGCACACCCACCAGTTGAAATCTGTGGTGCGCACGTGGGCTGAACAGGTTGAGGAACACCTTGCTAGGGGTGAGGTTTTTGACCTGGCGGCTAGTAGCCAAACTTTGAGCCAGTGGTACACCCAATGGGTGCAGGCGCGTGTGGTGGCACCAGCGACACGTCAACGTAATGAGTCCCAGTGGCGGGTCCATGTTCAGCCACGTTGGGGTGATGTCCCCATTAACCGTATTAAGCGTTTGCAGGTGCAGGGGTGGATCAGGGAACTTGATCAAACTCTTGGTGCCCGATCCGTTGAGGGGGCGTATCACTTGCTGTCATCGATGATGAGCGCAGCTGTGAGTGAGGGTTTGATTCCCATTTCCCCTTGCCGTGAAATCTCGTTGCCCAAGTCTGCGACGAAGCGTTTGAGGTTTTTCACCAAGGCTGAGTGTGCTGCGATTTTGGCTGAACTCGATGAACCGTTTCGCACGATGGTTGATTTGGGGATGCACACTGGGATGCGGATGGGTGAGCTGACAGGTTTGGATGCCAGCGCCATTGACTTTTTGCAAAGGCAAATCCACGTGCACCAGGTCAACTCCCGTTTTGGGTTGCGTGACTACCCCAAGTCGAAGCGTTCGAACCGTGTGGTGCCGGTCCCTGACCATGTGTTAGAAGCCTTAGGTGCCTTGCCAACGAGCGGGCTGGTGTTCACTGGGCCTCAGGGTGGGGCCATTGAGGACACGAACTTCAACAGGCGTGTGTGGACTCCTGCTTTGGAGCGTGCTGGTGTCCCCCATGCCAGCCCCCACACGATGCGCCACACGGCGGCTTCGTGGCTGGTCCAGGCTGGTATCGACCTGTACAGGGTTAGTGCCTTGCTGGGCCACGAGTCCCCTCTAATGACGCAAAGGTACGCACACCTTGCCCCCAATGCCCATGACGAGATTAGAGAAGCATGGTCTCCTGGCGCATCAGCGGCGCACGCTCGTGAAATCCGTGATGCTTACCGTAAAATGAAAAAGGAGAATCCCCTTACGTAATAAGGGGATTCTCTTGTGGGCGATACTGGGTTCGAACCAGTGGCCTCTTCGGTGTGAATTCTCTAAGGCCTTGCTGGATAACTGGTGAACCCTTATTTTTACTGGGCTGTGGTGTCGTCACGGGTCGTTTTAAGTGCGGCGAGTCGCACGCTCTGGCGCACGTTCTGGCGCACGACACGCCGGTGCTACCTTTAGTGGGACATCTTTGAGAAAAGTAATCACAAACCCTTGACAGGTGTAATACACCTAACTAGGTTGAGATCACCAACCTCAACCAAAGGAGCACACCATGACCACACAGCTCGATACCCGCATCGGTGACAAAGCCATCATCACGTACCTGCGTCAAGCCTTCGAGGACTGCGAGCAGATCGCTGAGGACAACCCCACGGACAAGAACGTGGCACGCCTGGTCACCGCTCTCCACGACCAGTTTGATGTGTGGATGCGTGACGACCAAGGCCACAAGGACCTCATCGGTGTGCTCATGAACTGGCTCACCACATGTGAACACATCGTTGTTCAGGACGAGAACTGAGCATGGCTGTGACCTACGACTACGTGTGTGGTTGTGAGCAGCGCACCGAACTTCGAGTCGAAGTCAGTGAGCGCGATGACCCACGCTCCTGCCCCACCTGTGGGCAACCATTGAAACGCACGTACTGCGCACCAGGGCTTGTGTTCAAGGGCACAGGCTGGGGTGCTTCCAAACCCTGAACTATCCGTAGCGTTGTCCAACCCGAGAGTAAACTTGCCCAATGGCTAACCAACCTAAGACCCCTGCTCGCACTGTTCGTATCAACGACGAAGTGTGGGATGCCTTACGTGGTATCGGTGAGCAAACAGGGCTCAGTGTTTCCGAGCTGATCAGGTTGGCTTTGACGGACTTCATTATGAAGTCGCGTTAGTCACTCACTCTCATTGATGATCTGCCTGTACACCTCGACATAACCGGCGAGGTCGTGAATGGAATCAGCGTGCTCAGGGGATTGGATCAGGCGTGCCACCTTGAGCAGGGCCATCATCATGGCGGCCTGTTCAGGCTGAATGTCATGGCGCAGGTACGCACTCCACAGGTCAGCGATGCGCTGATGATTGATCAGGGGCGAACCGTAGGCCGAGCCACGCACAGCTAGTAGCCCAGCGATGTCAGCCTCAGGGACGAGCACTTCTGCTGGCCGGCCAATGATGGGGCCACCATCCCCCACGTAGTCACTCATTGTCATCGGCCAATGTGGGTGCGTTGTAGCGACTGCCACAGGCAATGCACTCCATGTCAAGGAAGTACATGGCGATCTCATTGTCCTCAAATGAGCAGATCACGCGGAACAACAACGACCCGCACACACATTCATGCGTGATCATTGGTCGGTAGTCCACGGCCTCACTCAGGTCAGGTACACAGTCAATGATGTTTTTCATTTAGTCCCTCGCAAGTTGTTGGCGTAAACAGCGGCATAGAACGCGCACAGGAAGGCCAATGCTGGTTGGGCGATGGTGAGCGCGTAGATCACCCACGGTACTTCCATGACCAGACACCAACCCCAACCAATGCGAGGGTTACGTTTAACCAGGTACAGGCCAGCGATGCTTCCCGCGGCCAACAAGAATGACACCCAGATCATGCGTCGTCCATCAGGTAGTCCACGACTTCAGGATTGTCCCTGAGCATGGACAGCAGTGGTCCGGTCATCGCTGCGACCACGGTTTCCTCATGCTCGTCATCAAGCGTGGGGTCAGAGCTGCGGATGCAGGCGTGCAAGATTTCGTGCAGCAGTGTGGCCCGCGCGTAGTCCTCGTTCCTGCCAGGGTCCACAGCAATGGTCATGGACTCCATGTCGCACGCACCACACGCGTCACCGTTGGGGTGATGTTTAAGAACCTCGTGCCTGGACCACTTAATTGACCAGGTGTAGGGACTGATCTTGACTAGGCGTGGGCGGGTCATCGCACACCACGCATAACCACACCATGCTTACGTGTGCTGGCCCGTGATTGGGCACCACACGCGTCGCAGGTGAAAGAGGCGAACGCTGTGGACGCTGATCGGGTCACACCATTAGCGGTCAACGATGTGCCACCGCAGCGGAAACAGGAGCGTGCCTGGTGCGTGAACAACCCCATGTGTGGGTGGGACTTAATCCACGCACCCATGCGGTCATACAAAGCCTCAGTCAAGACAACGTCTTGTTTGTTGTACCTGCGCATTCGTGCCCACGCCTTGTCGTCCCCTGCTAGGCACGCAGTCCACAACCCTTGACCCTCATGGGCAAGTTTGCTACCCAAGCCAAGGGCCTGTGCCACGAAGTCGAGCTTGTTGGACGGGAACTTGAACTGTCCACGCGCGACCTTGAGTAGATCAACGTTGTCAAACTTGCTCGGCGGGTTCATCCCCGCCAGCACGAACTCACGTTGCAGGTGCTTCACATCGAACGAGGGTCCGTTGTACGTGACGAGGATGTCGCACTCGTCGAGCATGGTCCACGCGGCCTTGATCATTTCCTCATGTGTGTTGTGGTGTTCGCTGAAGAAGTGGACTTTCTTCTCGTCGTACCATTTGCCGGCGAAGCATAGGACTCTGCCTGGGTCAACGATTTGGTTGATGCTGTGGTTTTGATTCCACAAGCCCCAGGAGTGCACCAGCATGGGTGCGGTTTCAATGTCGAGGGTGAGGATGCGGGCACTTTTACTTGCCTGAGCCAACACTTCCGCAAGACTCATCGTGGGCACTGGCACGCGCCACGGCGATGCCTACGCACCGACTCCCCACTAATGGATAGGTTCAGGTGATCACGCACAGCCAGCGCAATCTTGTCCCCGCTCAGTGTCCCCTCAATGGCGGACTCGAGGGCGATCTTGTCTGGGCCTTGCGCAAGGCTCAATGCCCAGCGCACTCCACACATTTGCCACGGTGGTTTGTTTGTATCGTCTCGCAGATCATCACGTAAAGACATACCAGTCCCACTCTCATCGAGCACTAGGTCCTACTTGTAAATGAGCTTGTTTGCCTTAGCCGTACTCAATGCCTTGTATGTCTTTGGTCCGACGATTCCGTCCGCTGGCCACAGGTAAGGGCGCACACGTTGGAAAGACTTCACCTTGTTTTTGTCGGCCACACTCATCACGCCAGTGGGCCTGTTACCCACACCGCGTTGCAACACTTTGATGTGTTCGCCTGTGTCGCGGACTTGGAACGCTGACTTGCCAGGGTACGCCGGCAAAGGCTTACGCACAGGCCGCACAGGGGCCGCAGACAGCCACTTAGCCTTCGACTGTTCCGCAGCCACAGACTGCAGAATGCTCACGTGTAGGTGCGCAGTGTGCGGGTTTGCACCACTGTACGGTTCAGCCTTCCACCCATTGCTGCGTGAATAAATCTTGCGATTAAAGATGACATAGTTCCCAGCAGGGTGCTTAGACACCGCGGCAATGATCACCTTCGGGTCAACACCTGGGTAGGTGATGTCGAACGCGTTCACGCTGCCACGATTGTTGGGGTTATGGTCACTGGCGCGGGCCGAGTGAGAGGTGTCACCCACGGTACCGTCACTGCCTTTAGGGCGATGAGGCCAGCGAGCATTAACCTCATTGCGTAATTGCACCAGTGATGGTGCCAGGTGCCAGGCCATTACTCGCCCTCGATGGGTGCGTCGTCCTGAACCGTGTCCAGCTCAGGGACATCAATGGGGGCACCGATGCCGTAGGAGGTATTGCCTGGGTCAATGGCTGCGACAATGGTGCGCAACGTGGCCAGGACCGCTGCGGTGACAGCTGCCGTAACCCACGTGGTGTCCCCACCCACGAGGGCGGTCACTGGCACCAGGCCAATGAACGTGACAACGAATGTGGTTAGTGCTGAACGAACCCATGCAGGCATGAGTGATCCCTTCATCGATGTGATTGTTTTTGTCGTGCAAAATGAGGCAGGCCAGGACACAGTGAAGTGTCAAAGGGGGACCAGCCTTAACTGGCCTGCCGGTTCAATGAGGCTGGTCAAGCCTTTGTTGAATCTGTATTTGCCTAGCCTCAATACGGTCCATGCGGGTCACAATGTCGTCCAACAATTCGTCACGGCGAACACTGGCCTCAACATTAGTTTTCAACCTGGAATACAACTTCCCCACACCAGTGCCGATACTGATCAGTCCAACGATCAAAGCAACAATGAACGTGGTCACACCAGCAACGTTGTCGCTGGTCAAAATCACACCAGTGACCACAGGCATACCAGCGGCAAGTGCCCCCACCACACTCATCATGATCGTTGCTTCCCCTCGCTCAGTCATGGTTTATGAAGCGACCCAGCGGGCTGTAAACGATGACAGTGCTTCATTGCCACCACCGAGGTTCAGTGCGCCACCACTGCTCTGAAAGACAAAGGCCTGGATGTAATCACCAGCCGCGAACGATGCCGTCACAGTGGCATTGACACCGTTGTATGTGGCACCTACAGGGGCAGTGGCGAACGGTTCAATAACCGTTGTCCCTGACCCTTGCGTTGTGGTGCCATTCTTTTCAACCGAGTGGTTACGGATACCAGCTGTGCTGTTAGCCCACATACAATTCAACGTCACCTCATACGTACCAGCCGTGGTGAAAGTGATACGCGAGTTAGAAGTCGCGTTGTCGTGCATTGTGTCCGAGTCGAAGGCTTCAGCGTTCCACGTCAAGCAAGCCCAAGCAGAGTTAGCAATGGACTGATTAGCGGTCTTGTAAACTTTCACACGTGGTGGACTGATCAGGAAGTTGACCGCGTCACGCACATCATCGTTCCAAAGCGAAGCAGTGATCTTGTCCCCCACTGCCACGGTTCCCTGCGATGGGACAGCCATGATTGATGCTCCTTATTAGAGTGCGAACTTGCCGGCCATGTAAACCTCAACCGCTTCACCAGCTGTGTGTGCTCGAGCAATGCTCGGTGCCACACCACGTGTCACGGTCAAAGTTTGTGGGGACGTTGACGATGCTGGTGCCGAAGCCACAGTGACCCGCTCACCATTAAGGTCCAAGTCCATTGGGTAAGACCCTGCAAGAACCGTCAACGGTAACCCTGTGGAAGTCACAGAGATCGATGTGGCAGTGCTGGTGATTGTTGAAGTTAGCGTGAGCACACCATCACCAGCTGCGAACCGGCCATACGTGGCATCATCAAACTTGGCTTCGGATGGCACATCAGCTGCATCAAGGTCAAAAGTAAACCTGTAGCCTTGTGAGTTCAATGACTCAGACCAGCCCTGCACATAGGTGTCAAGGTACGTCCTGCCGAACTGTGCGCTGATCAGATTGGTCAGGCGAACCCTGTCACCAATCTTCAGCGTTAGTGTGTCGGCGTACTTGTCACTGTTGCAGTTGGCTAGGTCAAGTGTTGCCTGACCGGCAGACAGGCGCTTGTTATTGGCCACGGCCACAATGTTTGACGCAATGGCCAGCAACTCAACAGCGGACAGGTTAGGGGCTTCGGCACTGGCGTAGGTGCCAATTGCTGCCGCCTGCTCCGCGTCAACGTAGGTAGCTGACTGCGAATAGGAACTAACCGTCGCGCCAGCAGTTTCATCAGTGATTGAGCGCGTCAACGTGACAGACCCATTCAGGTCAGCCTCAACATCCAATGATAATTCAACGGTTGCGGATTTTAACTGTGAACCGATGCGGGCATACAGCCCAGAGCCATTGTCATACAGCACGCCACCATCACCGGAACTCAGCAAGGCCAAAGCGTCCAGGGCCTTCTTATCGGTTGTATCAATGGCGTCAACAATCTGTGGACTACCTGAACCCTCGTGTGTGATCGATACACCAGACCAGCGGGCCACGGCGTCGAGACCTGTCTTAATGGTTTCGCCATAGTAAGCGTCAACAGCTGCCGCGTGAAACGCAATGGCTGTAGCAGACAATACAGAATCGTAAATAGCAAAATGACAAATCTCGCCATCATAATAAAACCGATCATAAATGACTGTCCCGCCAGAGGTTGAAACCTGCAGACCGCGACCCACCTCTAATCTTTTACCTTTTGGCAGGGCCGTAATTTGTAAACCCGTATCGATTTGCGCTCCATCAACGTAAAGAATTGATCCAGAGGAATCGGATGTAATTGTAACCAAATGATTGTTGCCATCAACAACATTAAACGATGCCGACATAACTACCGACAAGTTGTCTCTTACATAAATGGTTGACGAATCAAAGGTCAAACTTAAATTGTTGTAAGTAAATGCGCCTACCTCAAAGACAGAGGACGATTTAACAATTATTTCGACTGTCAAGGATGATAGATCGGAACTTAACGCGTTGTCTGCGAATAGGTAAGGCGCAGTTGGATAAGGTGACGTACCAGTAAAAGCACTGGTCCACGTTGGACACGTTAGACCGTCATAGGGTGCACCGATACCACTGCTCAAAGCAAGTGAACCCTCAATGGGTGACTTCTGGTAGCGCAGTGACGGCCCACCCACAGCTGAATAGAACGGCACATAGTAAGAATCGCTAGGGTGGTCTAAAGTGTAATAGACCACTGGCGAGTCGTAGCGCATCTCGGTCTCAGGCAGACCCCACACCTGGCGCGTGGACAAGTGACCAAGCGCGTCAGTTGCATTGACATTGACTACGGACGCGGACGCACCATCAATCTCAGGAACCCACTGCGTGATGTAACCCGTGAACCGCGTGTACGTTGTCGCAGCCTCGGTGACTTTCCAACGCACACGCTTACCCTCAACAACGTTCGGGTAGTACGTGCTCAAAGGGTTATCTGGCGTGAACGTGCCAGTCGGGTTATCGAGCGTGAACGACAACGACCCAGCACTAATTGTGTCCAGTTGTGTGGAGCGACCAACTTTGCGAGTGATCGCACCAGCACCAACATTGACCAGGCTTGTGACATCGGTCCACACACCATCAGTGAATTCAATCTCAATGGTTGTGGAGTCAGGCAGTCCCGTTGCCATTACGCCACGTTCCAGGCCGCGGGCACAGCCCCACGCTGAGCACCCTCACGCATGATCTTCCTGATCTCACGTGCAATGTCATCCTTCGAGCTGACGGACTGACCAGTGTTCACAATGATCGTTGAACCGCCAGCAGCCATTGTCCCCACGTTTGGCACGCGTGGCACAATGCGACCGCTAGTGGAAGGCACAAACAATTCTGGCCTGCGCTCACCAACAATGTACGGGCGGTTAGCAGACACAGGTCCACCCATTGCCCTGCCGTCACCCTTAGCCAATGCCAACAAATCAACGCGCAAAACTAGCGGAGCATTGGCACCAGTCAATCCAAGTTTTTTCAGGTCAGCGAGTAACGCTTTATCAGCCTTGCTGATTTCAGTCTTAGCGACAATCTTTGTAGTAACCTTTTTGGGAACAAGACCAAGGCTGGTTGCATATTTTTCTGCAGCGGTCTTAGACATACCTAACCGCGTGGCCATCTTAATAACGTCTTCGCGGCCACGGGCCAATGCACCATTAGCTTTGTTCTGGCTACCTGTTTGCTTAAACGTGGCATCAGCTGCATCACGTGCTGCACCAGCAACATCACGCAGGGCAGCCCTGTTAGCCAAAGCTGCAGTGCTGTTGCCCTTGAGTGAGCCACCATTCTTAGTGATCTCGGTGCGTGCTTTTTGTATGCTTGTGGTCAGGTTATCGTTAGCGGCCTGCGCATCAACAAACCCATTGTCGAGCGCATCGAGTTGTTCACGGTAAGCCTTCACCTTGTCAGCAACCGTTGAGGCAGTGTCAGCCATAACTGTTTGCGCAGACGACAACGCACCAGTAGAACTTGTGGCTTTGAATTGTGCCACAACCGCGGCATCGAGAGCAGTCTTGTTTTCAAGATAAGACTTGTTAGAGTCATACACACTAACAGCCAACTCAGAAACAGCAGACTCAGCGACCTTGTATTTAGAAGCAATCTCAACAACTGGTTGATTCAACGCAAACAAAGCATTAGCACTATCGCTAATACTTTGGTCAAGGTCCATCAGCGCGTTACGCCCGGTTAATATCTTTGTGTAACCAACAGCCAAGACGTTAGTAAAATTAGTCCACGCGCCAGACAGACTGCTAATGTTCTCAGCATTTGCCGCGTCGTTCAGCTCTTTAAGCCTGTCCCGCGAATCAGCAACATTTTGTTTAAGGTCAGCGAAACTCGTCGGGTCAAACTTTTTACTCAACGTGTCGCGTAACGTGCTGGCCGTCTCGTTTAATTCTTTAGTCTTGCCAATAGAGGAACTGACAGCACCGATCAGGATTATTAGACCAACAGCGGCTAAGCCTGCAGCGGCGCGAAGTGCAAGCATCTTGGCCTGAGTCGCAACAATGGTGCGACCGGCAGTCAGCATTGAAACATTGAACGTGCCCATCATGCGGGTCGTCAAAAGCAGTGCAGTACGGAACGCGGCGAAAGCCCTAACGGCGCCCAAAATTTTAGGACCAAACAAAACAGCAGCCGCACCAGCAGCAACAAGTGCAAACGTGAAAGTCTGGACCGGTCCTGGCAGGGAATTAAAGCCCTCAATGATTGGGGTCAGTGCCCCGACCAGCGAGGTCAGTGCTGGAACGAGAAGCGCACCAACCTTTTCCTGCAACTCACCAAACTGGTTCTTAAGAATCTCAGCCTTACCTGCAGCGGTCTGGCCTTCCTTCTCAGCAAAGCCACCGACCTGGGTGCGCAGTCCGGCCATGATCTGCGTGAAGTTTGCACCAGTTGAGCCAGCATCCTTGAAGTCAATGCCTACACCTTTAAGTGCTCGGCCCTGTCCAAGTAAAGCCTTACCAACAGCGGAAGCAGCGGAAGGTAAATCTTTACCAGTCTTAGCGGAATGACCAGTGCGCCATTCCATGTGGCCATGATTGCAACTAGGTGCATCCATAGCTTCTGCAGTACCTAGAATCTCTGTCACAGTAGCCATTGCACTCTCTAGTGTTACTGGAGCGAGTGTGGTCTTGACAGATGATCCGATTGGTGTAGTCCAGTAATCAGCGTCACCCTCTTTAATGTCTTGTGGTGCTGGTTTTACTTCTTGCTTGACTACTTTAAGAGCTGGATGATTAGGTGCAACCTGTGACATTTCCTCACGACTAGGCCACTTGCCTTTAGCTGATAAACCCAAGTTAGCCAAAGCTCTACCAATGCTGCTTGTCTCTGCATTATTTATCCAGAACTGGGCATCAACTCCACGATCTTTGCGAGCCCCATCTGCATAGCCTGTTGCATCTGGCATTGTCTTAACTGAATCTTTGTAGATGTAGGCCTTGAAGATGCACAGACCTTTCTCCATGTCAATCAATTCCATTTCAGTGACAATCCTGCCGTCTTTGTACTCAGCATAGAATTGGTGGATGCGACTATCAACTGTCTCGTATTCCGAAAGGTTAAACATATAGTTCATTCTCCTCTGTAGCTAGTTGCCCCATTAAAGCAATATAGGCTGCTCCATCGATGTAATTATCTGGCTTATCGACTGT